CATTGATGCATTAATGCTGTTTGTAACCTTCATTTTGTTCTTGATAGATTTTGGCGATGACTTGATATTCTCTGCGAAGACATTGATATATTTACAGAACTTTTTGAGCTGTTTCTCTTCACAACCAACAGGGTTCATTCTTATTATAGTGTTCTAATAAAAATGAGAAAGGCTTCTCGAAGACTAATTACTTCTTTATACAATGGTTGTATTGACTATCATTTTTTATAAAAAAATATAAAATTATAACAAATTTATTCTTAAATAAAAATATATACATGAAGATACAAGAGATATTATTAAAATAGTTGAGGAGTTGCAAGGTATTTAATCCATACATATGGTTTATATTTAGCAGACGATTTTAGACAAAGCCAAAAGTTATAATCCTTTGCTTTATTATATCTTACGATATTGTCTTTATTGTTTCTATAAATATCTCCGAAATCTTTCCAGCAAATCTTGCTACTCGTTGCTGATATTAACCAAGCATATCATTTAATACCTTGTATACATAACAGAAAATATAGAGATATAAAAGCATATAGAGTATTAAAGAAGAATTGTGGATACATTAGAAATGCAAAAGAATATGTTTTAGAATTATTGATAATTATAAATATATTGCTTCCTAAAAAGAATTTGTCTTCTTCTAAATAGAAAAATATTTTTTATCAATATTATTCAAAACATCATATATCGTTTCTATATTCATTGGAGTTAATTACTAATTATACATAATTTATAATTCAAATCTTGAAGATAATGTTGTTGAAATTCTATAATTATTGGAATTGTACATTAAATCATTATATCTAAGTTTTTTATCAATTATCTGTCTCATCAACATCAAATCGGTAGTATCAATAGATTTTTTATAATATATATCAATAGTAGCATTCATATTCTTATGTAAATGATAATAGCTTAATGTATCATATATCATCGGGATATGCGACAATATCTTATATTTTTTTCTATTAAATCCAGTTATATTATTATTTATAAAATAGTTATTTGACCTATTATAATTTCTGGATGAAATAGTATTATAATCTCCTAAAATAATATTTTTAATATTAAATATGTTTTTATCAAAATCATCAACGTCCGGATATTTAGCAATAGAACATAAAATAGTCTTGGCCATTTTATATATAAAAAATAATAAATATTATATCATTTTTTACGACAAATATAAAAATATATAAATATATAAATACATACATTACTTATCACTGTTTATTAATATTTTCCAAATTGCTTCTGTTGTGCTGATGTAAAACTTGCAAAGCAGTTTTTTCTAATAGGCAATCCAGCATTTATAAATACATTATCTTCGTGTACCCAGTCACCGACCCATCTTCTATCAACAATACACGACTGTCCTCCACCACAAGGACACAATTGTTCTGCAGGCATATCCGTTACTTGCGCCGACTCCTTGGGAATATATGTCTTCGCAAAGGTAGATGAAGCTTTGGAGCGAGTATTCATATTGTCTTATTTAGACTATGTGATAATAAATATAATATGATCTGCAATCAATTTTTATTTCTCTTCATTTTTAATGTCTTCAAAGTTCAATGCTTTACAAATAGCTAATTTAATTCCATGAGGTGTAAAATAGTCAAATAGCATATTTCTTACCTCTTTAGATTTAGTAGGCGCATTAGGAACTTCAATTGATTTGCTGATGCAATGAGTAAAGTAGGGATTAGTGTTCATAGTTATATCTATATCTCTCATAATATCAATCATTTTTTTATAAATAATACAGATGCAAATAGTATTGCTATATTTGAAAAGATATTTTCTAAGACTAATTACTATAATAAAACTTCGGTAAACTGTGTAAAACTGCTGTAGCTTTGATAATTATAACTATCATTTTTCAATTAAAAAAATATAAAAATTAGAACAAATTTATTCTTAAATATAAATATATACATGGAGATACGAGATATATTATTAAAATAGTTCAGGAGTTGCAAGGTATTTAATCCACACATCTGGTTTATATTTAGCGGACGATTTTAGACCAAGCCAAAAGTTATAATCCTTAGCCTTATTATATCTTGCGATATTGTCTTTATTGTTGTTATAAATATCTTCGAAATCTTTCCAACAAATCTTGCGATTAATAATCCTAAGATTCTCAATGAGTTTTTCCTTGCTAAGATGCTGATATGTATGATAATGTTCTTTTAGCAAATACGAGAACTCTTTTTCATGCATACAAGGTTCGCGTGCTGTTTTATTGGTCTTAGCCTTTTTGATAGCCTTTTTATCAGGAACAAGCTCGGTATCCTTCTTAAGTTCGTTAATAATTTCAAGAGCAAAGATTTCTGGATAATCCTTCTTCTCCAAATGAAGGTTGTTGTTAATTTTATTAAAGAGATCAACGATGATCTTGATATTTTCGGTTTCACAATTGTCGATCGTATACATGATACACATGATTTCAATATTTTCATTAATTTTTCCTTCTTGCAGTAGAGTCCTGATAGCTTCTCTTCTGTGCTGGCCGTCGATAACAATCAACTTATCAGGTTCAGAATACTTATCGTAAACTAAGCTCGGCATCCACACAGGAGACATGATATCTTGATTACCAAGATTAAGAATATACTGCTCTTTCAATTCAGTAACCTTATCCTCGTTGATATCCCTATTGTAAGTCCAAACCTTAGCATCCCTAATAAGTTCTTTAGCGGTAAGTTTGATAATTGATTTGTTATTACCCATATTATAGACAATTTTATCTGTAATTTCTTCAATGGTTTTAGGATTGTCTACAGAGTCATCGTCGGATTCGTTAGAGAAGACTTCTTTAGCCCAATGCGGCAGATTGTTGTTCATACTTGACTATATGATGTAAGTATACTTCTATACGACCCTCAGTCAATTTTTTATTTATTAGAACATTTTGTGAGCAGATGCTTGATATAGAGTGTACGCAATCTAATTAAATGAGTGCTCCATAAGGTACAATAGGTATAAGAGGTATAAGAGGTATTTTTGTTAGCCATAGACAATTGCAATTATTCTATTCTAAAAAACGAGTACATAATTTATTTTTTCTAAGAATTTTACAAACTTTTATAAATTTCAAAATATTTTTTAATTATGTACTCGTTTTCTTTAAGTAGAGGCCTCTCCATACTTTTGCAGATGTATATAGCATGCTCTGATATTATCAAATAAGTTATTGTAATAATTGTATTTTATCTTATTTTCTTTACACCATGCTTGTACTATTGGTTTTATTTTGTGATAATGTACGTGGGATATTCTTGGAAATAGATGATGTTCTATTTGATAATTAAGACCGCCATGAAAATATCCAAGAAGTCTTCCTCCAACCGTTGAAGATGTTTCTATCTGTGATATAGCCCAGTCATTAGCATTACCATTACCATTATCATCATAATTCTTGACTCCTTCAAAGTTGTGGGAAATTATAAAATTAATACCAAGATAAAATCCTCCGACTGTAAGTGTTAATAGTATATTTAAAAAAGTATAGAGAGATGGATAGAGATATAAGGGAATAACATAGAATCGCATTAAAAACATGAACCGGAGCATTAATCCAATATAAGACTCGTATTTAGCCATTTGTGATATTTTCTCACCCATATGATTCATAGAGAGTAAGTCTAATAATTCCTTAAAATGCCAATTAAAAGGCAGTAAAGATAGCAGAGGCCACAGATATATCTGTTGCAATTTATATATATTATACCATTTAACAGATTTATGAAGTCTGATAACATCCGTTGTAATATCAGGATCCTTATCGTAAATGTTGGTATACGCATGGTGTAGCAAAACATGATGGTGTTTCCATAGAAGTGAGCTGCCGCCTATGAAATCTTGAGTAAATCCCCATAACATATTAACATGTCCATTTGGCGATACAGCTCCGTGGTTAGCATCGTGTTGAATACAGAGTCCTACAAGAGCAATTAGATAACCCAATAAAATAGATTTATATATAGAAAAACCATAGCAGATATTATGATACTCTATATAAAATAGCGAGGATATAATGAGAAGCGACTTGATATACCATTCGGGAGTAGCATAAGGATATTTTATAACTGCATTTACCCTCCTCTTTAGCTCAATAAAACTATCGCTATTCGCATAGTAATCCGGACCATTAGGACCATTGTCTATATTTCTCAATTTATATTTATTGAGAACATTACTTTTCATCTTCATGTGTGTATGGTGAATCATAAAATAATGTATTGTAGCATTTTTACCTCCAAAAATATTTAGAATATAACTGCCTCCGGGATGCACTTTTGAAAACTCCCTTAAATTATAGATACTATCTCCTATAATTACCTCATCTTCAGCGTTCTTATTGCTCATCATTTAATGTTACAATGTATTTATTATTTACACCCTTGAAGATTTAAAATGAGACATTTTTATATACTTTATTTAGAATGTCTAAACACAAAAGTACTGATTACAAACTAACTGCTGTTAAATATTATTTGAACGGTAAAAGTAGCTTAAATGAAGTTTGCAACATCTTCAATTGTTCTCCAAAATCTTTATATAGATGGGTAAAAAAATACAAGGTGATAAAAACATTACAAAGACAAAATAGAAAATCTATTTCTTACAAAATAACTAAACAACATCTTCAATATGCTATTAGTTTGTTAAATAAAAACGAACAGATTACTATGAAAGAATTATCCTCAAAGGTTAAGAAAAAGTACAAATCTTACAATATTACTTCTCAACATTTAGGGAAAGTCATAAGAGATAATAACATTACAAGAAAAAGAACTAAACACAAACATTATCCTAAAATTAGACATAAAACCCCCACTAATCTGAATGAAGATTTGAAACGTTTTTATGATGAGGTAAGAAAATATCCTGTCAATAAAATAATTTGTTTGGATGAAACTGCTATACAACCTACTATGATAAAATAATATAGTAGATGTTATCTTGGCAAAAGATGTATTGTTAGGTCAGATGATAACTATATTTTCAAAAGCTTTACATTATTATGTGCAAAGAAACAATAAATGGAAGACCTCCTAAAAAAGAGGTTAGAGAATTAAAGGACAAGTTATTAGCTTTTTACAATACTGATTTTAAGCCTTTCATTCAAGAAGAAGCATTAGATTATACACACCTTAATAATGTATTGGAATATCTTACTATAAGTCTGATGACTATGTATGAGAATAACATTAAAATACACTATGTTGAATATGTAGAAAGATACATAAATGTAGTTTGGAAAAAGAAGGATATAATAAGACAAATAAAAGAAGAACATTCTGATAAAACCATTCAAACGAACTTAATAAATGAGTTTTGTAGGCAGTTGAGAAAAATAAAACTTGATATATTAGATGTTTCAAATCAATATAAATCTGATGAAAAATATCATAGTTGGATTAAAGAGGTAAAAGCTTACATAACTCCTAACAAAGATAAATATCAAAAAGACAATTTATATTATGACTTACAATGCACTCCACAAGACTATTTACCTTGTATGATAAGAATGATGAAAGAAGTTGAAAAAGAAGGTGTTATGATTTATAATATATTTCCTATGCGTAATGATGTTATACCACATTCTATTAAGTTAGATACTACAACATTAGTAAATCTTTTATTTACTGATAAACAAGGTAAAAAACATCATTATCTCACAGAAGGCAATCTAAAAAAGAATGAAGATAAAATATGGAACTTCTTCTTTAGAACTGAAAGAAAATGTTTCAACAAGTCTAAATACTCTTTTCATCATATGATTGAAACAGATGGTGTAAGTTCTTCTATACTTATGTTAAGGAATGATATGATTTGTAAGAGAATACCAACTACTAAAATAAGTCTCAATACAGAACAATATATAGATGAACTAAAAGATTACAGTAGTATCAAAAATAAGAAAATAATTGCTATAGACACCGGAATGTCTGACATTATTTATTGTGTTGATAATGATAATAAAGATGCTAATGAGTTCAAATATACACAAGACAGTAGAAGAAAAGAATGTAAAATAAAGAAGTATTCCAAGTTGATATTGCAATTCAAGCAAGAAAAACTAGATGGAAAGACTATTATAGAACATGAGACAGAACTTTCAAAGCTAAACAGAAAAACTCTGAACATAAATGCTTTCAAAGAATATATTAGTGCAAAAAGTTTGCTTAATCACAAAGTCTATTCTTTCTATCAAAGGTACATCTTTCGAAAGCTCAAACTAAATGCTTATATCAATAAGAAAAAGAATGAACAGAAAATGATAAACAAGTTCAAAAAGGTTTTTGGTAGTCAAGAAGATGTAATTATAGCATTTGGAGACTGGGAACAAAAACAACATATGAAATATAAAGAACCAACAAAAGGAAAAGGCATTAGGAAGCTTTTTAGAGAAAGTGGTTATAAGGTATATTTAGTTGATGAATATAGAACAAGTTGTATGTGTTCAAAATGCTGTGAAGGCAAATGTGAAAAGTTCATCATAAGAAAAAATCCTAAACCTTATAAGAAAGCTAACATTTTAGTACATGGGGCACTCATTTGTAAAAAATGTAATGCTGTATGGAACAGAGATGTTAATGGAGCTACAAACATATTTAGGATAGTCAAAAATATAATAGACAAAAAAGAAAGACCTAAATATCTATGTAGATAAAGTAATTCTTCAGTTAAAGTAGTCGCTTTAACAGAACCAAAATATACATAGTTCTGAAATGAACTAACCTTTTAGATTTTTTTTGAGATACTATGTCTCATTTTAAATCTTCAATGGTGTATATCAAATATCTGAAAGTAAATATATATAAACATTGATCGCGTATATATTATAATATATAAAATGTTCAGGCAGCTTCCCATGTTTTACTATCTAACCGATATTGAATCCTTTTCGTATATTTCTACGACGAATACGAATTACAAGAATGACCAGAATAAAGCGGAGATAGATTGATTGATTATAAAAATTGATTCATTCGGATAATATATATACTATCTGAATAAAGATATGCTGTTTAGAAATATGAATATGGAAAAAATTCCTGAGCTGAAAAAATTATGTTCTAAAATTGCCGAAGAGTATAACAATGCGAGCTTAGAAGAAAACAGTACTCTTAAAGAATTCATCTGCGATTATATAGATAATATGAGTGTTATTGAAAAAAATAACATCACAAAGTCTTTTAATATTATCCAGTTGGACTATTACAATAGCAATATTCTTAATAAAATTATCAATAAATATGACGGAGATCCTCTTGTGGCAATTTGCTATGATTTAATGTAATCTCTATTACATAATAATACACTTTCTCTCTTTTTTATTTGCTAAATTATCTGTTATATCTGATACGTTAGATAGGATATCTTTAATATCAGGTCTTAATTCTGGAATAGTATTCCACATTTTTTTAATAAGATCTTGCAATTCGATAATATTGACCTCTTTAATATTGGGGCGAAAACCTTCTCTTAGTAAAAGGATCGCGTTTTGATTTCTATCTAATTCTTCAAAAGGTATTTTTCCAGTATTTATAAACCAAAAGTTGAGGGCCAATGAATATATGTCGATCTTAAGATTATAATCATTGCCGTTGTTAAATAATATCTCAGGAGCCATATATCTCAATGTACCCGTACAGCCGCTCATTTTATAAACATCATGTTTTTTTTTTATAGTGCGAGATAACCCAAAGTCCGTTAGTTTAACGTGCAAATCCTCATCTAATAAAATGTTAGAAGGTTTAATATCGCGATGCATAATAGGATAGTAACAGTTGTGTAGGAAATAAATGGCTTGCGTTAACTCCTTGATCCATCTACACATATACTTAGCAGGCGGTTTCCATACTTTAGAGTATTTATGAGACATCTTATTATAATAAGAGTCTAAAGAGCCATTATACATATATTCATATAATAACATAAGAGGATCATTTATTGTGCAGGCACCCATAAATAGTACTAACCGCGGATGCCTCAAATGCGATATCACGGATATCTCATTTATTAAATCGTCGTACTCGTTTATATTATCATTATGCTTTAGATACTTAACAACACATGTTTCTCCCCTCCATTTTACTTTATTGATTATTCCATTACTCCCTTCTGCTATTTTTTCACATATAACAATCTCATCTCTTTGTAATTCCCACCATTCCGCCCTTCCCCTAAGATTAAACGGGACCATATCCATATATAGCGAAGATGTTGCGGAATTATTTGAATGCGAAGATTTATCGACATCTATATTATTTTCTTCCATTATATATTATAGAATATAATATCTCTCTACGTATATCATTTTTTATTGTCTTATTATAGTAATAATAAGACGATAAATATAAAGAAGTTATAATGATGAAATAAAGAAAAATTGAAAATTTAAGAAAGAACCTAGATATATTAAATAAATATTTAATATTTTCCGAGAACTATGAATTTTACACCTTTGGACATTTAAAACGCTGATTTAACAGCTAAAAATATCTAAAGGTTGTAAAAATTTGGTTAGTACATATAGCGTGGACTATGTATGAATTCTCGTAAATATGTCGGGTCTTCTTCCTATTGTAAATATACTCTTTACAATATTTAACATATTTTTAACAGCGTTCTTATCTCTATTATGAATTATCTCGCATTTCTGCTTATCCTCTTGATGAGAAAGTAATCCATTAATAGTTATTTTTTCATTAACTTTGATATCATTTGGTTTATGACTTTGTCTTATCATAAATGGTGATATTTCGCAATTGCAACAATTACATATTTTAGATGTCCTAAATTCATTTACTAAATAGGTTCTAAATCCAGCATTCTTAAATATTCTTCTAAACTTTTTACAAATTGTTGGTTCTATCCCACATATATTACTACTACCTTTATCATAATCACCTATTATAAACAATACATCATTAGGATCTCCAAACTTTTTAGTAAAGTTTTTTATCATTTTACTCTCGCTTTTTTGTGTATTGATATACGTGTTTAATTTGAACTTTCTAAAAAAAGTCTTTTCATAATGAGAAAATAACAATAGGTTCAATTTATTTTTTTCAATAAAGTAATTCTTGAACTTTTCATAATTACAAGTTCTTTTATTATGACTACTTAAAACGCTCTCAATTTCTTTAATATTCTTACCATTTATAAAGGTTGTATTATTAACTTCTTCAATAATTTTATTATATTTTTTTGTTCTTGTTTCTAATCTTCTTTGATTTTGAGTATATCTAAATGTTTCTAAATTACCATCAT